CCATTCCACGTAATTGTCTGTTCAAGAGAAGCAGCGCCAAAGTTTGTGCCGTTTGCTGGAGCCTTAGAAAGCTGAAAGCTGCCGTCAGTCATTGCAATAATGATGCTGCCGTTTGTAACCCCGCGCTGTTGATACCAACCTCCCGCGCTATCAAGGTAAGCGTTGTAAGTCAAATACGTTGCGCCATTAGCCGAGTCCTCCCCAGCTACAGCGGCATAACTTGTAAGGGTGTGTACCGCGTAGCCCGTTCCCCACAATGGGCTAGTCACGGCGTTATATTGGTTATCTATGCGGTTTGTTGTAAATCGGGTATCAACAACCGTTGCGGTTACCCCCGTGCTTGACGGTACGTCAGCCCCAATTTTGATGTTGGTAAGCCCGCCCGTAGAGCCAGTGCCGATATTGATGGTCTTGGTTGCGGCTGTGTTAACACCCACGCCGATGTCTATTGTCTGAGCGGCAGTGGAGCGGCCCAATGTGAGCGTGCCAGTCTGTGCGGTGCCGCCAGCCGTCCAAGTGCCGGTTGTCTGAGACGTGCCAAGTGAAATGTTCTGCGTTGTTGCAGATAAGGTAAAAGTGCTGGAGACTGTGGTCGCAGTTGTAAAAGTTTGCGTAACACCGCTCAACACCGCCAGCGTGGCCGAGGCGTTAGGTAACGTATAAGTGCGAGTTGTAGCTGTGGTGATGCCCGACGCTTCAAACACCGCTTTCTTGGTGTTGTCAGTGTTGTCCTGCAGCGTAAACTTGGTGTCGTCAATCGACATAACGCCAGTGGTGTTGGCAATTGAAAACGAAGCAGTGCCATCCAAAGCCCGGACGTTTGTAACATCCAATGCTGCAACGTCCAGCGCAGTGCCGTTGTAGGTCAGACCGGAGCTGGTGGTCAGAGTGTTGGTGGCGTTAGCGTAAGGAATCCCGTTGGCTGTAAACGCTGCAACCCCTGTAATAAGGCCTGATCCAGCTTCTTGCACAAGCACAGACCTGCCCGCAGGTTGCGTCAGGATGACGTCCTTGGTGCCCGCAGCAAGATTTACCAACGCGCCTGCGTTACTGGAGGCCAGCACAGTCGCACGCGATAACGTGTTACCTACCGAGGCATACGCTCCAATACCTACTTCCCATGCACCGGCTTGCGCGTCGATGATGGCGTAATACGTAGTGTTACCGTTACCGATGACTGAAAAGGCCTGAAAGCCGGAGTACGGCCCCGCCAGTGTGAGTGTGCCAGTACCAGTAGTGGTTGTCGTTTCCCGGACACGGTCAGCAATAACGAGTGGCATACATTAAACCCCCATCAGTACGTCTTCAGCAAACCAGCGCTCTTGCTGATTTCCGTCTTGGTCAACCCACTGCAGTAGGCAATAAACCACGCCGTCTTCATCCATGCGCAGTGCAAGTACTGGTCCTTCGGGAACCACGGTACGTACTTTGACAACCTGATCTCGTGCAAATTTAGTAGCCATGGTGAACCTCAAGCAGCGTCAAGGCTGAAAGTGTAAGTTACTGTAATGGTGTCACCAGACACCACACTGCGGTCGCCGGGAGATTGGAAATCAGCGGCGGAAAACAAATTTCCGGTGGTGCCGCCCTTGGTGCTATTGCTTGTCAGGAAAGCTCCACCGACCACTGTAGTGCCGTTGATGCTGTACGTTGCAGGTGACGCTGAGTTTGAAATCACCGAAGGGTCTGCATTAGTGGCCGTACCAAAAGTGCAAGCCGGACGTGTGGCTTGACTGTAGGCCGTAACTTCTGTCCATCCGGCGTGTAAAAGCATCGAGTCGCCAGCGGCGGGGTTGTTGGTGCTGCCCGAACCGTACAGGCCGAGGAACCAAGTGGCGGTGTAGCCGCTACCGCTAAAGTACTTGTTGTTCATGTCTTGCAGGCCCAAGTTCACCACAAGGTTGTGCGACTCGGCTTCCCACTTCAGGCTGCCGTCTTCGCCGTGGCACATGATCTTAAACACGCCGCCACCCTTGAGACCTTCGCCAAAAGATTTTGTGGCGCTGACGCCTGCTGCCACGACCTCTGTAGAACGCGCTTGATTTTTTAACATGATCGCCCCTTATACAAAACGGATGAGTGCAGCATCAGCAGTATTGGCCGGTGTCTGCACAGTAAAAGTTGTGGTGGTCGTTTTATCGGCCCCAAAGTCCAACACCGCCACAGCCAGATCGCTTAGGCTTGTATTGTAGATGAGGGCCCCTCGCGCAGTAAAACCTGCGGGGTTCCAGACCACATCGTCGAAGTCAAGATATGCGGTTGTGCCCGAAGTTAACACCGTTACGCCGGTAAGCACATTGCCTCCGGCGGTATACCCTGTACCCACAACCTCGTTGGCCGTGGAGTACGTCAGCGTACCTGCACCAAGGTCCGCATCAGCGGTGTACAAAGCCATCTTGAGTGTGCCGGTAGCCAGAGCTTGCAGTGCAACCAGCTTGGCCTGCGTGGTGAGTGTTTGGTCAAACGCCATATTAAGTCACCGCCTGTCGGTATTGGCCAGAACGGTAGGCGTCCTGACGCTCCATACCATCGCCCAGACGCTTGGCCAAAGCAAGTGCCTCTTTGTACTTGCCGTCATACAGCGCAACCATGTCGGCTTCGCCCTTCATGAACGTGACTGCTTCAACCAAAGAGCCGTACAACAGCACAGAGTCGAAGTTGTCACCCAGCCAAGTACGCCCATCGGCTGCTACTGAAATGGACTCAGGGTAGAAGAAGTAGTGCAGCTCAACGGTATACCGCGCATCAGGCGTTGGGCCCAAGATGAACGACAGATCGTCACTGTTGGCAAAAGATGGGCCAAACAACGCGTAGTACTTGGGGAACCCCGTGGACGAAGGCGTTGGGTACGCCTGCCGAATAAAGTTGACGTCCTTGTTGAGCAGGTACTCGTAGGAGCCGTCAGGAGCCACCGCAGCTATGGAATAAGCCGCCAAAAAATCGGACGGGCAAGCCAGATACTTGGTGTTGGTAGAAGTAGTGCCCGTCACGTTGCGACGTAACGAGGGGAACTGCACCGTGTTGAAAATGCGCTGCTCGGCCTGCTGCACGAACACCGGGATGTTCGCAACAAAGTCCTGTTCAAAGTTCTGCGTGTAATCGCAAATCGCAGCTTGCAACTGGGTGTAGTTCATCCGCTACCTCAAGCCATTGGTCCACGGGCCATGACGCCCTTGGTAGCGCAGCCAGTGCCACGAATCTTGATACCCGAGGTCTTGACATCATCAGCCGCAGGGTCCCCAGCGCTTACGCGCATCGCTGTGGTGCGCGGGCTAACTTGCTTGGCTGATAGAGTGTTTGGGTCTCGCATGACCTTAGCACCGGTACCAGCCTTACCATCCATTGTGTGGGGCGCGGCGTAGACGCTGGCGTCGCCAACTTCTTTACCCATCATTTTTTTGCTGAATTTAGCCATGATTAGCCTCGCTTTTGGTTTGCCACTTTGGCCATACCACGACCCATGCTCAGCATGTCTTCGTTGGTCTTGCCGCCGCCTTTACCCTTGCCGCCTTTGCCTTTTTGTGCGGCTGCCGTAGGGCCGCTATCACCAAGGTTTTTACCCTCGGTTTTACCTTTTTTGGCGATGCCATCGGCTGCGCGTTTGAATGCCATGATTGACCCCTTATGTCGTCACAACAGTGACTGTACCAATAAAACTCTGCATCACCAAATTATTTGGTGTCAGAGCAACATCAAAAAACCGTGACCCACCTACGGGGTTCCAGCCCCACTGAATGTCACGGCTACCACCACCCGGGTACCCATCCGCCAAAAGCCCAGAGGTCACATAGCTACGATCAGGACGTGGGTTACGCAAGCCCTGCGGATCACTCACTGGGTACATACCTAACTGCAACTGAGGTTGGTCTGGGTCCCAACACTCAGGGCAAACCAATAAGTTGTACTCTTTGGTTTTGACAATCTCTGTGCGCAGTCGGCGAAGCTTAAACCGTTGACCACAACGGTCACATTCCGAAATCGCATTTTTGCCAGAGGCAAAACGGTTACCCATTAAAAGGTACCCCCGACGTATTGCTGACGCGGCACAAATCGAACAGCGGCCTTCTCTCGATCTTCTTCCGAAGCCAAGGCCCATGCCTCGTCATACTGCTGCTTCAGAACGCCCAGACGCTCAGCGCCACCGGGCACCTTCAAAGCCAAGTAATAGGCCAAACCCGCCACCATGCAGGGGAGGAAACGGAAAGGCATGTCCATCGTATTGACACCGGTGCCAGCGTCTTGGATGCGTTTCAAGCGCCAGTACACAAACACGTACTGTTGCGAGTTGTCCGGGATTGGCCAGAGGGTGATGCGCGGTGTGTTCAGGCGCTCAATCCATACCTGAATTGGGCGAGCTTGCTGCAGCTTGTTGGGGATCGTAGCGTAGGTAGAAACACTAATACGCGTGATGGTCAGGTCTGCCTGTGTTGCCGTGTTGCCCGCGCCCGTGCGAATGACGTGCTCAAGCAAATCCACGGTGTCTGCTGGCAAATTGTACGTTGCTTGGCCGGGTATCAATGAGATCGAGCCTTGCTCGAACGTCCACATGTTGATGCCACGGTTGGCCCAGTCGGCAAACATCAGGTTCAAAGACCGGCGGGCGGTCTTCAAATCGTAACCCGTGCGCAGCTCGGAGCCCACGCGCTCGAACGCCTCCTCAACGATTTCTGTCAAGTCGAGGTTAAACGATGATGTGCCGGAAGTTGCCATTATCTAAACCCTGCTGTTTTCTTCGCGATGGTCTTGGGCTGGGCCACAAACTGTTTGCCCGCCGCCTTGCCAGCACGTTTAGCTTTTGTGGTGGCCGCATATTCTGCGGGGCTGAGCGATTTTATCGCCTTCTCCGGCAAATAGCGCTCACCTGTTTTGGAGGACGGCTTTCCGCTCTTGGTGCGCCACTTCTGGTCGCCCCAGTCTTTGAGGGATTGCTGGGGCGCTTTCA